TTACATCGGAACCCTGACGGTCACCTTGCGCGGTCTTTGATTGCCATCGCCCTGGACGAGCACCGTCACGACGCAGGTCTGGCCATCGGAGGAGGGCTGAGCGGAAAGAAGCTCGCCGCCGGTTTCCCGCACCACGCGAGACGCAGCCGACCCGCAATCGCCTGCGACGAGGACGAGATAATCACGCGCGGAGACCTTCTCCGGCACGAAGCCGGAGAAACCGGCCAGGCCGGCGGTCAATATCGCGATGATTGGCAGTCGCGCCATGGTTACAATTTCCACTCACAAGACAAATAGGATTCATGTCCAAAGCATGTGATGGATTATGTAGCTAAAGGCGGCTGAATGGCAAATGAATGGTCCGTAACGCTTTCCTTCAGGAGGCTATTTTCCCCTGATTCCGCTCTGGGCCGCGACACGCCCATAAATCGCAAAAAGTCCGCCGGCGGCACCCGCAAGCGTCACCGCAATGTCTGCGAGATCGGCCTGCATATCCGTTCCGAGCTTTATTCCCATGATCTGCAGAAGCGAGGCGGCGACCGCGATCAATCCACCCCAGACAGTCTTCGACTGGTACCATGCCTTCATGCCGTCCATGCTCATCTCCTTGTTTCAGTTTAGAACACAACGACCGTTTCAAACGGAACGCCGAGCGGAACCGCCCGGCCCATCTGCCGGATCCGCAGCGAAAGGCTCACCAGAGGTCCGCCGAAATCGGCGACCTCATCGGCTGCCGGATAGGTGAAAACCGGCCCGGCGACCTCGATCGCGCGCTTGACGGAACCGCCGTCGAGAAACTCCAGCCGGTAACGTTCCACCGGCTCGTCCAGCGGGATTTCGGCGCTGTCCCAGCCGTCCGCCTCGATCCTGCCGCGCCTCACCCAGGTCAGCCTGACATCGCCGGTTGCCTGCCGCTCGCCGCGGACATGCACCGGTGATAACGGCGTTTCGGCACGCACGCCGCCCGAAAAGACATGGGGGCCGGACCGTCCGCCCGCCTGCCCTAAGCTTTCCGCCAGCCAATTCAGGGCAAGGCCGCGTTCGTCCGCCGCAAGCCCCAGCGGCACCACCGCCTCGTCGAGCACGACGACGGCATTCCCTGAAGCCGCGCCGGCCCGCATGGCGTCCTCGGTCCCTGCCAGCCCGCGCAACAGGTTCGACAGACGCCATCGGTTAGGGCTGATCTCCTCGGCATCGGCAAAACCGATCACCTCCCAGACGCCGCTATCCGCCTTCACCGCGATCCGGTTTTCGCCGTTCAGTACGGCCTGCTCATCAGCCGACGACAGCCCGCCGAAAAACAGTTCGATCTCGACCGCCCGCCCCCGATCGAAGCGCCCGGCAATACCGCCCGCCAGCGACGCGGCTAGAACGCCCAGCCTCGCCGGCCGGTCGAGCTCGGACCGCGTGCGATATCCTTCCGTCGTCACCGAGGAGGATAGTGCCATCCGCCGCCATGGCCGGCAGAAACCTGCGACCCGGGCAAAGCTCGCCGCCTCGCCGGACGCGAATCGTGGCAGATCGAGAAAATGCAGGATCGGCGCAAATGCGTCGGAGACCGCGCCGCCGCCATTCCTGTGCCCCTCGTCAGCGGCATAGTTCGACGGCGCGAGCGGCGCGTGGTGTCGTGCGTCGATCCGCCGCACCGACCCCTCCTCGATCCGCTCGACGATAAAGGTCCCATCTGGCCCGGTGCCATCCGGCAAAACCAGCCGCACCGCATCCCCGGGCTCGACGGCGACATCGGCCGGCGAGAGCCCGAAACTCAGCGACCGTTTCGCAATCCTGTGGGTACGCAGCAGCGTCTCGACGGCATCGAGCGACGTCTCCTCCGGCAGCACGGCGGGCAGATCGTAGCTTAGGATACGCTGGCTTTCCGCCCGTGCCCGCCGCGACCGCACGCCCGACTGTTCGTAATCGAGCCGTGGATTGTAAGAGGTCAGCACCGCCTCCGCCGCAAAATCGCTGTCGTGCCCACGGTTTTCCGACCAGAGGACTTCGTCCTCGGTATCGGCGACGACGGTAATCTCCTTTGCCGCCAGGCTGACCTTCAGCCGCGACCGGAAACGCAGCTTGCCGCCGGCTTCCGCCACATCCACCTGAAACACCTCGAGCAGCGGTTCCAGAAGTGCCCGCGCCGAGGTCACCTCGCCCTGCACATAGCCGGTCAGGTCGCCGCTCACTTCGGAAACGTCGAAATCCTCGAAACCGTGCTCTGTCAGAATCGCGGCAATGGCATCGGCGAGCGTCGTTGCGCCCAGCCTGCCGTTCAGCCAATGGCCAGAGCGCCAGTTGCCGCCATCGCTCCAGATCGAAAGATCACCGGGAAAGGCTGGAACAGGCCGCGCATCCCAGGTCCAGACGAAGACGTGGTCCCGGTCGACCATGCCGGCCGGCGCCGCATGGCCCTGCCACCAGCCATGATGCGCTTCCAGGAACCGCCGCTGCATGCTGTCGGACCGTCCGCCACTTGAAAAATATGGCAGCGCGCTTTCGGCCGATTTCGGATCGATGAAGACGTTCGGCTGATTGGCGCCCTTGTCGACCGCCGGGCACCCGAGTTCGGTAAACCAGATCGGCTTCATGCCGGGCACCCAGGCCGTGGGCGTTACGGTCTCGGCACCGCCCACGCGGTCATGATGCCGGTTGGACCACCAGCCCAAGAGGTCCTTGTAACGATAGACCCACGGCTTGCCCGCCAGCCCATCCGAAATTGGCAATCGCAGCCGGTTCCGCCGGTCTGCATCGCTCGCATAATACCAGTCGAAACCCTCGCCGGCGGCGATCTGCGCAGCCATCGCTTGGCGGTCATCCGCAAGACGAAAACCATCCGGATTGTCCGCGACAAGATCCCCGTCGCGCCAATCGCCGAGCGGCATATAGTTGTCGATGCCGACCGCATCGATATCCGCCGAAGCCCAGAGCGGATCGAGATGGAAATGCACCTCGCCCGAACCGTCCTGCGGGTGATAGCCGAAATATTCACTCCAGTCCGCGCCGTAGGTGAGTTTCGTCCCCGGCCCGATGACTGCCCGCACATCCGCCGCAAGCCCAACCAGTTGCCGCACGAAAGGAAACGCTCCTGTCTCGTCGCGCAATTGCGTCAACCCGCGCAGCTCCGAGCCGAGGATGAAGCCATCGACCCCGCCCGTGGCTGCCGCCAGGCTGGCATAATGTAGCACCATGCGCCGGTATCCCTCGGAACCGGCACTGAAAACCTGTACTTGCGCCCGCGCATCCGCGGTCTTATCCGCCGACGCCGGGAAACAGGTGATCCGCCCCCGCCAGGGAAAGGCCGCTTGTTCCGTCCCGCCATAAGGGTCCGGCAGGCCATTGCCCGGCGGAATATCAATCATCACGAACGGATAGAGGTAGATCTCCAGCCCCCGCGCCCTGAGATCGGTGATAGCCTGCGCCACGCTCGCGTCGCTCGGCGTCCCGCCGAAAGCCGGTCCGCCGTCCTGGCTCACCAGATGCGCATCGCCGCGCGACGTGCCGGCGACGGACCACTCTGCGCTTTCCTCCCGTCGCTCGGGCACCTCGACGCCCGGCACGATCCGGCAATGCCCTGCCCTGAGGTCCGTTCCGAACCAGGAGACCACCAGCGCCACCCGTTCGAGGTTGGGGCAGAGCGCCTGCAACTCGTCGAGCGACGCTTGCCAATCGGTCCCGGCTGCCAGCGCATGGGGATTGAGAATACGCGCGCTGCCCTCGCCGATCTTCTCGGTGACCGGCACAGTCGCATAACCGTGCTCCGTCGCGCCCGGAACGATCGTCACGGCGCGGATCTGCTCTTCGAGCCTGCCCACCGGCCGCAGCACCTCGAACTGCAGAAGCGGGATGCGATTGCCGAAACTGTCGAGCGGCAGCCGTTCGAACACGACGTAGGCCAGCCCGCGATAGGCTGGCGCATTGCCTTCGCCCTGCTTCGCCTCGATCAACGGATCGGGCAGTTGCTCCTCGTCGCCACGATAGACCCGCATTTCGATCGCCGTCAGGTCGAGCTCACGTCCATCGGCCCAGACCCGCCGCACGGCAGCGATCGGTCCCTCGCAGAGCCCGATCGCGAGGTTTGCGAAATAGCGGTACGTCTCCACCCGCGGCCCGCTCGTCGCCTTGCCGCCGGAGCGCTCGCGCGTCACCTCCTCCTCGAAACGCGTCGCCCAGATCAGCGTGCTGCCGATCCGCGCCGCCCCATAGATGCGGCTGATCGCCGTACCCTCATCCGCACCCGGAATGCGTGCAGTCGCAAGACGAGGCCCGGAGATGGTCGTGCCGCCGCCGCCGATCAGCGCCCGATCGACCATGCTGCCGGCCAACGCACCCGCCGCCCGCCCGAGGATCGCCCCGACCGGACCGAACACACTGCCCAGCGCCGCACCCGCCGCCTGGAAAAGGATAGTGGCCATGGAAATACCTCGCCGTCGCCCAGCCTTGCCACTGGATGCTCGCTCAGATTGTGATAGCGCCAGAAAATTCGGGAGCAGAAGCAGCACGCGCCGCGCCAGCCGGCGCATCGGCGAGGACAGGCCGCGCCGACCCCGGCAAGGGCCTTGCTCTCGAAAATGGAGGTAATGTTATGAGGCTCAGGCCGATTGGCATTACGCTTATCTTGAAGATGACCCGGACGGGCTGGTCTATAGCCGTCCGGATCCATTTCAACGGATAAGCAAAACGGTGAGCGGAGCAGCAACTCCGCTCACCACTCCAGAAGATAGCCCATGCCGGGATTTTTTCAAGTTCGGGTTGGAAACCGGTACACGCCCGCAACCCGTCGCCGCCACGATGGCACCAGCGCCGAACGCGTCACGGCCGATTGCTCATAGGCATGGATGAAATGCTGCGGCCCGGCCAACACCCCGGCATGTTTGGCCGCGCAATCCGGCCGCCAGCGAAACAGCAGGACGTCGCCAGGCTCCGCCTCCGTCAACGGCACCGCCGGCCCAAAAAGCCGTAGCGCCGCGTCCATCAACCGGTCTTCGCCGCTCCGCTCGGCCCAATCGGGAGCATAGGCGGGCACCGTCCCCGGCTCCTCGCCGTAAAGCTCGCGCCAGATGCCGCGGATGAGCCCGATGCAATCGCAGCCGACGCCCTTCGTTGCGCCCTGATGCCGGTAGGGCGTGCCGATCCATCCCTCGGCCAGTGCCACGATCCGCTCGCTTTGCCTGCTCATTCGAAGATCGGGCCGCCGTCATGGACCCGCTCCCCGTCGACATAGGAATAGGCGAAATCGGCGCCGGGAACATGCGGAAAACCGCGGAAATTCAGATGGTTCGCAAAGCGCGCCTTGCAGGTTGCAAACGACTTGTCGCATCCCGCGGTCAGCGTGAACGTGTGGCCCGCGGCGACCGGCTCCTCCAGCGGCAACCAGAAAGTCAGCTCCACCGAACCGTCCGTCCTCTTCTCGTGCGCGTCGACATCGACCGCCACACCGTCCGCAAACGTCAGCACGCCGTGGCGGAAAAACCCGCTCGCGAAACCACCGAGCCCCGAGACGACAATCCGGCTCGCGTCCTTTACCGCGACCACCGCCCCTTCGCCGCGCCACAGGGCCAGATCAACGCCGCAGCGCGTATCCCCGAGGCTCGCGTCGCAGCGTCGATTGTAGACGCGCCCCTGCGGCTGGCTCAGCCGATGCGCCAGACTGCGCAGCTCTGCGCGAAACTGACCGCCGGTGCGGGAAATCTCGCCGATCTCCCGCACGTTCAAAAGCACGTGCTGGTCCGGCGCCGCCCAATTGACGAGAAACAGTTCCACTCGAGCCCCGTCATATTTGCCGGTCGCCAGATCCTGCTCGCCAATCGCCGCGTTCGAAAAACCGCCGACGACCTCGTCGGCGCTGGCGGAAAGTCCCGTCGCCGCCTCCGCCTCGCTTGCCGAAAATCCGCTTGCCGCCAGGAAGATCGTGCCGCCGAATGTCAGGTCATGGTCGTGTTCGGTGAAACCGAGGATCACGCCATCGCGCCGCGTCACCCGCCATGCGTGGCAGGTGGTCGTTGCCTCCTGCGCCAGATGCTCGGCCAGATCAGCCGGTATCATTCTCATGCCAAAACCTCCGTCAGCGGAATGGTCGGGATGCGCCCGGCATCGAAATGCGCGAGGTTGACGTCGATCCGGTCGGTATCGAACCGCACCGGCACGTCGAATTCGTAACCCGCCCGCACCACCGCGCCGACCGCCGGAACATGGCCGGCGGCAAAAGTGACGATCCCCGTCGCCGCATCGACGGAAAAGACCTCCGGCGCTTGCCCAACGCCGTCCACCGACAGCGCGACCGTTCCGGCAACCGGCTTGACGATCCGCCGGACCCAACTCCCGCCGCTGTCCGCATAGGTCTTGACGAGTTGGAATGCCGCGGTCTCCCCGTCGCCCGCACCGATCGCCTGGTCGGTCGCCGATACCGCCTCGCCCGGAGCACAGGATTTCCAGTCCACCGGATCGCGGAACCGAAAGCCGTAAAGCTGCCCGCCCCGCGCCTCAAAAAATTCCAGCACCGCATAGAGATCGGTGAGCGATTTCACGCCCGATCCCGCATCATAACTGCGCCTTGAATCCCTCCAGCGCTGGTTACGCTGCTCGCGCCCGTTGGAAAGATTGACGATATCGGTGCGCCGCACCGGCCCGCCGGTTGCCCCGAGCGCCAGGCGCAACGGAAACCTAACCTCGTGAAAACCGCTCATCTCATCCTCGCAACATCATCGTCACAAACCACGCCGCCCGCGCGAAACGCTGCGCGCCAGCATGGCGGAAATCTGCCCTTCGCTTTTCCGAAAGCTCGCGGCGTCGCTCGCCGTCACGTTGAAGACGATCTGGGGCGCGGCCCCACCCGCCGACGCAACCCCGAGCGCGCCATCCGGCCCGCGTCTGAGCGGCAGGATCGCTTCCGCGCCCGCCTCGCCCATCAGCCCCATATCGCCGCCCATCGGAAAGAAGCTCGGGGAGCGCACAACCCCGCCGTCGGCAAACGGCGTCACCGACCCGACAAGCCCGCCGATCGCGTTGCCGAGCATGTTTTCGAGCGGCCTCAGCCCGGCCGCCAGCGCAATGTCGGAAAGCCGGTTGCCGAGCCCTCGCAACACGTCCTCAAGCCCCCGCCCGCCCGTCGTCGCGGATCTGAGGGCCCCGGTCAGTGCTGCCCCGAACCGCTGCGAGCGGGCTTCGAGATCCGCCATCACGCCGGTCAGCGCCTCGGCGCCGGAGAGCGTCCCGGCCAAGCTATCGTCGTCTTCCATCGTGAACTCCGTTTCGTCGCCGCTGCCCAACTCACTCATCCGGAAACGCCTGCATCAGCGCGTCCAACCCCGCTCTCTCGATTCCTGCGCCACGCCCCCTCAACCCGCCGGTCATGGCAAAAAACTCGACTGGCGTCAGCGCCCAGAAATCCCTCGGCGGAAGCCGCAGCAGGCAGAGGCCGGCATGCATCACCGTTCCCCAAGGAAACGGCTCAAGCCTCGCCTCTTCGATCGCAGTGTCGGGAACCCCTATTGCGATCGCTCCGATTCCCGCTGCGGCCCTCAAGGGTTTGCCGTGGCCTTCCCGCCCGGCTCCGCAAACGTCGCGGCCAGCAGATCCCCGACAATCTGCGCATAGGCTAAAATTCCGCCCTCGATGCTCATTGCCGCCACTTCGTCATCGGAGAAGAGATTGCCGCCGCCGCGCAGGCCGGCGCCGATTAGCCGGATCATGTCCGCCGCCTTCAGCCGCCCGGAGGAAAACCGGTCCGCCAGCCCGTTGAGGTCGCTGACGGAAAACACAGTTTCCAGTTCCGCCAATGCGCCGAGCGTCAGGCAGAGAATGCGGCGGTCGCCGTCGATCACCGCCTCCACCTCACCACGCCTGCGGTTTGCGTGTCCGCCCGCCATCACAGCACTCCGAAGGTCAGGCTGCCGGCCGATTCCAGCGCCAGTTCGAAGCGGATCTCGCCATTGTGCTCGCCGGAATATTCGAGCGCCGTCACCTGGAACGATCCGGTCACCGTGCCGAAGGCCGGGATCAGGATCTGCCAGGCAAGAATGCTGCCGGCAAAGAACGCAGCCCGCACCAGCGCGTCACTCGCCTGGTCCTTGAAAATGCCGGCGCCAGTCAGCGAAGCGCGCCGCACGCCAGCGCCGCCCAGCAGCTCGCGCCAGCGCCCGGCGCTTTCGGCATCGGTGATGTCGACGGTCTCGGCATTGAAGGCGAGCCGCTTCGAGCGCAGCCCCGCCACCGTCACCAACGCGCCGTCATTGTCGATTTTCAAGAGCAGGTCCTTGCCCTTCTGCGCCACCATGTGGAAGTCCTTTCCTGTGTTGTCGGATTGTCGCTTCCGCACCTCCAGAAGCGGTGCTAGAGCACCGGGCGCTCACATCCGTTTCCCGAATGCTTCCCGCCGCCATGCCCAAAATTCTCCCTCTGCGCTCGGCGCAGACGATCGCCGTGCTCGCCGTCACCCAGATCATCTCCTGGGGCACGACCTTCGACATGCTCGGGGTCATGGGCCGCATCGTCGCGCCGGAACTTAACCTTCCGAACGAGGTCGTGTTCTTCGGGCTGTCGATCATGATGTTGGTCAGTGCGCTTGCCGGTCCCGCGACCGGGCGGCTGCTCGGCCGCCATGGCGCTGCAAAAATCATGGCAAGCGCGTCCGTGATCTTCGCGATCGGCCTGCTGCTGCTCGCGAGCGCTCACGAAATCCTGGTCTACGGGCTAGCCTGGATCGTTATCGGCCTCGGCGGCGCGCTCGGCCTGTCGGCGCCGGCCTATACGGCGGTCGTCGAGCGCGAGGGGCTGGACGGCAAGCGCATCATCGCCATCCTGATGTTGTTCACCGGGCTTTCGGCGACCATTTTCTGGCCGGTCCTGGCGCTGATGAACGATCTCGTCGGCTGGCGGATGACGTTCGTATTCTCAGCCATGCTGCAGATCTTCGTCTGCCTGCCACTCTATCTGTTCGGCCTTCCCAAACCGATCGACCGCAATGAGCAAACCCAGGCCACGGATACGGTTCCCGTCGATTTCACGCCGCCGGAACGCCGTCGCGCCTTCTTCCTGGTGGCGGCGGCAACGGCGATCAGCTCGTTCATCAGCTTCGGCCTGTCGCCCTCGCTGCTGGCCCTGCTGCAACACTCCGGCGCCTCGCCAGCACTTGCGCTGCAGCTCGGCTCGGCGCGCGGCGCAATCGGCGTGTCCGCCCGCTTCGTCGACATGGCGCTTGGCCGACGCGGCAATGCGCTTCTGACTTCGCTCGTCGGCACCGGCCTGGTTCTCTTCAGTTTCCTGCTCGCCGCGACCGTCACGTCCTCGGCTCCGGTCCTGGTCATCTTCATGGTGCTCTATGGCTTCGGCACCGGCGTGCTCGCAGTCGCCCGCGCGCTCCTGCCGCTGTCGCTGTTTTCGCCCCGCGAATTCGGCCTGCAATCGGCCCGCCTGTCGATGCCGCAGAACCTTGCCAATGCCGCCGCACCGGTCATCTTCACCGCCCTCCTCGACCGCGTCGGCGCCACCGCCGCACTTGTGACCGGAGCGGTGCTTTCGGCAATCTCGCTGGTATTGGTACTGATGCTGGTGGGGTTGGTGCGAAGGGTGAATGGGCGGGCGGCGGAACCTAGTCCCGCTTCATGATCCTGTTCTTCCGCTCGCGATCTAGGTCGATGATGCGGCCGCGCATCTGTTCGAAGCTTGGGCTCCGGAAAACTCACCTGGCAATAGAGCCGTATTCGGCGTCACGGATAGCAGAGAGCGTCTCCTCATCCAGTTCACCGACGGTCAGGATCTCCCGTTCCTTGCGCTTCAGCGTCTCGTAGTGGGCAAGCTCGCTAGCGGAGAGATAAGCGCCTACCACGCGCCCGTGACTGGTGACACTGATCACCTTGGCGCTGATCGCCTCGTCCTGATATCTTGCAAAATTGCGGGCGAATTCCGTCGCCGCTGTGTATTTTACACAAGCCTATTCCGTCACCGCCCGAAATCGCATCTCCGCCAAATAGAACTTCGTCTTCGGCTCCCGCCGCGTCCTTGTGCCGACCTGCAGCAGGTTCACCAGCACCGCACCGTCCAGCGGCAATGCCGCATCGTGGAGCAGGCCGTGCACCAGGCTGGCGACCTTCTGTGCCTGCCGCCGTCCCTCGCCATCCGACCAGATTTCCAGAACCAGAAGATGTTCCTCGCCGGCCTCGCTGGCGGTCGAAAAATCCCGTGTCTCCAGCTCGCCGAACACCACGCAGGGCAGCTTTGCCCGCGGCAGAAGCCGGTCGCGGATGCCGTCGGCACCGACGATCGCAGTCAGCGCCGTATCATTGGCAAGCGTCTGATGGATCGCCTGCAGAAGCGCGTTTCCCGCCGTCATCGGGTTTCCTCCTCGCATTGGCAGACGAGATAACGCCGCGTCTCGTCCGGATCGCGCACCAGCTTCACCAGGAATATCCGGCCGCCCTTTCGAAATCGCTGCCCGGCTGAAATGCCGTCGCGGAACCGTACCCAGATGCGGTGGCTGATCGTGCCGGCCTCGGCCGCTGCCTGTTCCGCTACCACGAACGCGACGGGCTCGATCCTGGCCCAGAGCGTCGCCGTCACCTCCCAGGCGACCGTCGCGCCGCCCTGTCCGTCCGGCATCGCCTGCGACGCCTCGAGGTCGAGCCTTGCGGTCATCGACCCCGGATCGAAGAACACGACCATCAGAGCCTCCGCATCCGGAAAGGCGCGATCAGCCGCTCATAGCCGTCGGGAATGCCAGCCGGCTGGTTCTCCGGCGAAACGACGCCGCGAAAGGCGAACATGTGGCCGATATGGATCGACATCGCCCGTTTCAGCGTGTCCGGCACATCGGTGCCCGCCTCACCGAAACCGGCCAAAAGGTCGATCTCGATGCCGTTGACCGACCGGCCCGGCGCCGGTGGGTGCCTCAGCCACAGCCGCGCCGGCCGGCCCTTGCCGTCGAGGAGATGATCTTCCAGTGGAACTTCAAGCGCCGCGCCGTCAGCGTCGTAAACCGTAACGTTCTGAATCTCTTGCACCGGCGATCTCGAAATCCGGATCACCCCATCCGCCGGCCAGCGGTCAAGATAGAGCCGCCAGGCTTGAGAGATCAGGCAAAGCCCGGTCTCCCGCTCCAGGTGTTCGCGGGCGGTGCTGATCAGCGAGGCCAGCAGCGCATCCTCGTCGCTTCCATCGAGACGCAGATGCGCCTTCACCTCGGCAAGCGTCAGCGGCTCCGCGGAAGGCGGAGTGGTTTGGGCGTAGGTCATGGGGATCCTGGGTGATTGAGTGGGTAGCGGTTGGTCGGTAGTGAGCAGTGATGTGAAAGGGGCAGCCAACCCGCCGCCCCTACTCACCAATCACTACCCGCTACTCACCGAGCGTCAGCTCGCGGCAAACTTCACCACCTTGATCGCCTCGAAGTTCTGCACCCCGCCGCCGACGCGCTTGGTGGTGTAGAAGAGCACATAGGGTTTCGCCGAATAGGGATCGCGCAGGATGCGCACGCCCGCCCGGTCGACGACGAGATAACCGGAACGGAAATCACCGAACGCGATCGACAGCGAATTCTCCGCCACGTCGGGCATCTCTTCGGCCTCGGCGATCGGAAAGCCCATCAGCGAGGCCGGCTGGCCGGCGGATACCGGCGGGTGCCAGAGATAGTTGCCGTCACCGTCCTTGAACTTGCGGATGTCGCCCTGCGCCTTGCGGTTCATCATGAACGTGCCGTTCTGGCGATGGCCGGCCTTCAGCGCATAGATCACTTCGATCAGCGTGTCCGAAGGACCCGTCGATTTCCAGCCGCCCGCAACGCCGGTGGCGATGTGGCCGATATTGCCCCAGCTCCAGGAGCCTTCCGCCACCGTCGGATAGGACAGAAATCCTTTCGGCTTGTTGGTGCCGTCGCCGCGGATGAAGGCGTCGCCCTCCTGCTCGGCAAACACGATGTCCACCTCGCCGGCAATCCAGGCCTCGATATCGACCGCCGAGTCGTCCAGCAGCGACTGCGTCGCGGCCGGCATGGCGTAGAGCTCCATGGTCGGGAAGGAGAGTTCGGTGAGCTGCGGCGTGTTGGTCTGCGGCCGCGCCGCGGTCTCCGCCACCCAGCCGGTGGAAAGGCCGGCCGCCGCAAACGGCTTCTTCAGCACGGCGGAAGATACGGTACGCACGGTCGAGAGCGCCCGCATCGGTGAGACCGCCGAAATCCGCCGGCCGATTTCGGTATCGATTTCCGGCGGCACGAGATAACCGCCGTCGGCTCCCGTCCCGGAAGAAAACGCCTTGGCCTCCAGCTCGCGCAGACCGTTCTCCTCGCCACGGCGGACATAAGCGTCGAAGGCCGCCTTGTGCTCCACGACCTCGGCCGAAAGCTCCGAGCCGCCGCGGCCAAGTTGCGGCCTGGCCTTCTTCAGTACCAGCTGGTCGAGCACCTTCTTCTGGTCGTCGACGGCACGGTTGATGCGGTCCATCTTGTCGCGGGTCACGACGTCGGCGGTCAGCTTCTGCTCGATCTCGCCGAGGCGCCGGTCGTTGACCTCCTTGAAGGCCTCGAACGCCTCCATGAATTCGTCGAACGCCGCCGTCACCGTTTCCGGCACGGCTTTTACTTCGGGCGCCACGCTTACCATCGCTCTCGCCTGCTCGGTCATATCGCTTTTCCTTTGAAGGTTGATTTCATCATCATCTTCGCCGCCCGCCGCATCTGGCGGACGAGTTCGGTTTCCTTGTCGCGGAAGAACCGCGCATGCTTGACGTTGGAGACCCGGGCCGATGGCAGCATCGGAAAGGTCACCACCGAGATTTCCCAGAGATCGGCCTCGAGGATTTTGCGCACGCCCGTCTTGGCGTCGGTGCGGGCCTTGACCGTGCGAAACCCGATCGACAGCCCGTCGAGCGCGCCCGATTTCATCAGCGCCAGCACCTCGCGGGAACGGGCGACGCCCGGAGACAGCATGCCCTCGACATAAAGCCCGCGGGCATCCTCTCGGATCGTCTTCCAGGCGCCGATCGGCTCGGAAGGGTCGTGCTGGTAGAGCATCCGCACCCCCATCGCCCCGCGCTCGACGAGGCAATTGCGAAAGGCGCCGCGCTCGATCGTATCCTTGCCGAGATCGACCTCGCCGAAGACGCTGGCATAGCCGGAAAACACCCCGTCGCCGGTAAGCCCAGCGAGTTCCAGATTGGCAAATTTGCGCGCGTTCGGGCGCGGCCCGCGGTAAGCGTGCATCGGTATTCTCCTAACGATTGAATTGGTGCTGGCCCGGGCGAGGACCGAAGTTAAGCCGCGCCGCCTCGGCCGCCATATCGCGCAGCGATCCTCGCCAGCGCGCCCAGCACCCACCAGGCACAAAGACTGGCCGCCGCCGACCCCGTCAGCATCACCTCGGGGCCGGAAAGCTCCCCGCCGATCCCCAGCCGCTCGACCAGCCAAAGCCCGGTCGGCCCTCCGAAGATCATCCCGCAGCTCAGACCCGTCAGAAACCGGCTCGCCGCCTCGCGACGGCTCTTCGGCAGCAGGTAGATCAGCGAAACGCCAGCTCCCGCCGTGGCGCCCACCGCCTTGGCGGCCCAGATGCCGGCCAGGGCGCCCGGATCGTTTCCGAGGTCAGCCAT